CTCCCGAAGGTAGTTCATCAAATAGCGGCGCACTCTCTGAGATACAGCGTTCTTGACTTCAGGGGGGATCAGCTCCCCACGTGGGGGGATGTAGATGGTGATGCCGCCTTCGGAGTCCTCGTACGCATGTTGTGGCGTCTCGCCCTCTCCCAGTATGCCTAACCCCTTCAAATAGGCGATCATGCGCTGCACTTTCACAGGATCGGTGACGTTGATGGTGCATCCGTAGATCAACATCTGAACGAGGCGGGCATAGTTCATCCCCGCCTTCCCCCCACCGTGGGATGGCCTTTTTTCACCCGGCAGCACAAGCCCCGCCGCTAAACCCGCACCCTCTAATCGGATGATCTGGGGCTCCAGTGAATTGAGCATTTCACCGGTTTCGTATAGCCAGTACCCGCTGTATCCCAAGGCGGTCTTCCGAGCTCGGGTGCCAGCCGCCAAATCTTTCTTCGGCGGCATCATCCGCCCGCTTTCCCCCCACTCAATCAGCGTCCGCTTGGCCTCCTCTGCGGCCCCTAGCAGAACCTGCTTAATCATGGGGTCATAGCGGTCCCCGACAGACTCCCTCAGAGCCTGGCAAAAGGCCCCCCAATCGACAGGACGGGGACTGCCCCTTCCCGGGTGGACAGTAGTCGTCAACACATAGCCGTTAAACATCAGAATATGAACGCCCCCGAGATGTCCCCAACTACATAAGAGCGGATAATGCCATCCACCTCCCGGTCCCCTGTCAGCGTAGGAGGTGGCGGGGCCTCGTCAGAGGGAGGCCGGCGGTCCACATAGCGCTCCCCTGCAATCCGATTACTGGTCAGATAGTTCCGCGCCAGCCTCATAATGGCCCGCTTCACGTCCAATGGGACAGTGCCATCGGGAGCATAGGCGGGATCTCCCACCTTGGCTTGGACAACGATATTCGCCGTACCATCCGGCCATCCATCTGCGTAATAGAGATAATGGCCACCCCAAGCCCGGACATCGGACGTGATGTCCTCCCCAGTGTCCAGCAAGACTACGCTCACCACCTCTAACACCGGGTAGGGAAAGCGGATAAGCGTAAGCCCGTTTCCGTGCAGCGTTTTCTCGACAGTGCGCTCAACAAACCAATAGCCGAGGTGGTCCCGGTTGGTAAGGCTGTAGAACCGGGCCTCGGCCTGGTCCAGGGCTTGGGTAATCTGATCGTCTAGCAGGCTGGAGTTGTAAAAAGCAGATGCCTTAAATTCATCCAGAGTTACCAGGGTGGGCATCAAGCCTCCTCAAACCACCCCTCTTGCTGGATCAAATACTCAAAGACATCGCGGGGCACCTCTTTCTCTTCGCCGTACTCGGTAAACGAGTAGCCACGATAGTGATATGACCCACGACCGATGAAACGGATGCGGAATTTCTTGTATGGCCTCTGGGTGGCAACCACCGTCTCCTCCTTCTCTTCCTCCACGGGGGCCAGCGGCCCGTCGTAGTTTTGGTGGATGCGGCAGAAGTCGCTGCCTTCAAGGGCTCGACCACGACAGCGATCGCCACTCTTGGTGTAGGCCCTACAGCGTGCCATATCTACCCCCAGGGATCAGGGATGGGTGGGGCACTGACTAGTCAGTACCCCACCCACCAAGCCTTGATTTTCAGTCGCTATTACGAGAAGTCGGGATTCCGCTTCAGCCCCTTCACCACCACGATGGAGTCGGGGTTAACGATGAAGAAATCATGGTAGGAATAGCCGGTGTACCGCCAGCTGTCCTTCTCCTGGATGAACCGGCGGTAAATCTCGAACCGGCGGGCCACTACCCATACCAGGTTCTTGGGGTCCAGAAGCAGAATCACGGATTCATCCTGACTGTCCCCCAAGTCCTCGGGCAGCATGGGCACCGACTCAATCGGGATGCCCTTGGGGCGCAGAGTAGCCCCACCCTGCTGCACGATGGCGGCCCCGAGGTTGTCCTGGCGGGACATGAGATAGTCCTCGTAGTCACTCAGGATGTGGGGCGTCATCAGCCAGCGGAACCGAGACTGAGCAATGGCCAGGTACTTGGCGGGCAGGGCATTCAGCGCCTTGGAGAATACCTGCGGGGTAATGTACTGAGTGGTCTCGCCGGACAGGTCCACCACATGCACGCCGGACCCGGCCTCCAACATCTGGGTCAGCCAACCGTCGTTGATGTCAATCAGCTTCTCCCAGGGAGTAGACGGGGAAGCGTATTTGTCCTCGTCACCCTGGATGGCCAGGATCTCCAGGTCCATGGCCAGCCGATCCCGCCACAGAGACATCACCGTGTCCTCAAACCGGCCACCCTCAACAGTCATCACGGTGTCCTCGTAGGTCATCTCGAACTGCGACCGGCTCTTCACACAGGCATAGCTCCGCTTGCCCGTGGTGATGGACACGGTTTCATCCGTGTACTCAGTGGCCTCAGCGGCGGCCACGGTGGCGGGCTCGGTCATGTCAATGGTGTAGATCTCACCGGTCAGGTGCCCGGCCGGCACTTCCTTTGTGGTGACCATTCCCATGAGCCGAGACTGGTTCACCAGCATGCGGATAAACTGCTTGGCCTGGTCGGTATTCAGAAGCCCGCCGCCGGCCTGAATCTCAGAAGTGGTGAACTTCTTCAGAATGTCGCCATAGTTCACAAGCTCGTCTGCCATTGGTTCACCTCACCCTAGTTACCGAAAATGCCCTCAAATACGGACTTCTTTTCCTCGGCCTCCACGGTCTTGGCCCCATTCACGGGGATAGACATGGAAGGAACAGGAAGGTCCGCAATAACTTCGGCCAGTGCCTTCAGCGCCTTTTCCTGCTCCTCAACCCGCTTGAGTAGGGCCTCGAACTGCTCCTGGTAGGCCTTAAACTCCTTAGCAAAGGACTCCTTAGCCTCGTCCACCAGCTCGGCAAGGGACTTGGCCTCGCCCTCGTTGCTCTCGGGCTTGGGAGCCTCAGTAGCCTTGGTCTCGTCGTTCTCAGGAGTGTTCACGACATCTTTTTCGTTTTCAGGCATTTCCTTGCCCTCCTTTAAGACAGACCTGTGTTTATTCAGGTGCGCTTGTGCCCGACGGCGCAGCTCTTCAGTTGAGATGGAGTCTGTAATCGGCTGGATCTGGTTGGCCCGGGCCAGGGCATTCCGGTAGTGAGGAAGGTCAACACTGGAGTTCTCGTTCGGGTCCTTCACCGAGGCGTTGTGATGAGGAAGGTGCCGGGCGTTCTTGTTCTTGGTCTCGCCCCGCTTGTAGGCGGGCTCGATGACCGCAAATGCCGCATCCGGCAGCGAGTTGATGAATGCTCTGGTCCAATCTTTTACGTCCTCGGGAAGGTCTTCGCCGTCCAGGTCCTTGTAATAGAATTCAAGCGCTGCCTCTGAAAATGCTTCCTCCAGGGGAAGCCCTTTCTCCGTGAGCTCCCCGATCCTCTCCAACGCCACCGCAGGCGGCGCCCAGGCCTCGGACTCATCATTGCTCACCTCCGGCTCAGGAGCCCGCTTGAATACCAGCTCGGTTACATCTTCCAGCCTTTTGCCAGCGCCGCGGATCTGCTCCGTGAGGCCAGCGAGATAACGAGCTATCTCGGCCATGGCCTCGTAATCTAGTCCACTAACGATCACAGCGTTCCGCGCAGCATCATAGGTGACCTTAGTTCCCGTTGGCAGCATCTTCCCCACCCTCTCGAAGTAACATCCCTGATTGGCCGGTTCGTCTACAAGGGAGATTTCATAAAGGCTCCAGTCCTTGAATACACGCCCCTTCTCGTGGGGTTCCCAGTCGTGGAGCTTGTAGCCGATGGAAAAGCCCTTAACCACTCCCGACTCAACCAGGGGCACCGCCCACTCATACGGGCGAACCTTGATCTTTATCCCGTCTTCGACTACCGACAGCTCCTCCAGCTTTCCGGCCTGTACCCGCCAAACGTGAAGGAGGCAGATACGCGCCCCGTGCTGGAAATAAGTTTCCAGCGCCTTGAATGCCGTCTCCGCTGGGATGTAATCGTTAACCCGATCCCAAAGCTCGCGGGACGCATAGCCCTCTACGTAGAGCCCCCGGTCGTCATATTTGACCTCAAACGGGAACTCCACGTGAAAGAGCTTGCCCTTCATACCCTCGTCTAACACCTTTTGCGGCTTAGGAATGCATACAGTCGCTTTTACGCCATCGGTCAGTGTGATGGTGCGGATGGTCCCCTCTTGACACTGGGAGGGAGGAAACTGTCGGAATCGATAGTATTGGTCCGTCTCATCTACATCGCCGGCCTTAAAGTTATGCTCACGGCACCACTGGGCCGCCTCCCGAGCGCTCTTGAAGCGCTCCTTGGAACACAGGACCGACTGGACCTTCATGCCCTTGGTTTTCAGCCAGTCCACCAGGCGACCCAATAGTTCTCTAAACATGGGCCTACGTTACATTGCGGGCGTCCACATCAATCCATACCACCAACACCTTGGAGTCAGTGGTATCCACCGAGAAGGTGATGCTGTCAGCATCAAAGGTAGCCTCGGTGATAAGGGCCACATCGGTGATGTCAGTACCCGCACCGACAAACGCCAGAGCAAACAGCAGCTCGTCGTCGGAAGTGGCCCCAGTCAAGGTGATGGCGGTATCAGCCGCAGCGCCATCTACCAACGCGACCTTCACATGCCCCAGCTTGGCATCGGTCGCCAGCCCCACTAGGGCATCGTAAAGGGCGGTATTGATCTGGGCACCGCCCCAACCGATCTTGGGGCGAAGATCAGTGATATTCATTCTTGCACCTCCTGCTGGTTCTCAGTGTCATTGCCCTCGGCGGGGGACATGACCAAATCAGACAGGGGAATAGCCACGCCTCCCGCCGACAGGAAGACATGCGCATCACCACCAGTGATCGGCGTGTACCCGAGCTTGGCCCGGGCCTCGTTCACCGACAGGATGCCCGTCTTCACATATCCCGTATATGCCTGCATCTCGCGCTGGATGTCTTGCAGGTCAATCGGATTAAACCTTATGCGCCAATCACGCAGCTTTCGATTAGGATAAATCAAAGTACGGTAAAGCACGTTCTCCCACATGCGCTGGCGGGGAGTGAGCACCATCTGCCTAAACTGCTCCAGCTCGGTGGCTGCCTCATTAGCGCCGCCCAACCTTCCCGATTCCATGATGGAAAGAAGACGGGGAGGCACGCCGTGCGCTCGGGCGATCTGATCGCGGCACTCCTTAATGAGGTTCACCAGCGCGTCCGCCTCAATGTTCATCGACAGCTTCTCTAAGCTGGCCTCGGTATTGTTCGGAGTGCCAATGACCATAATCCGCCCGCCGCCCTTGTTAAGCATCTGTTGGAGGTAACGGTTTAGGGCCTGCCTGTCCTCATCCAAGACAAACTTCCGTGCCCCCTGCAAGATGAGGAGGTAGTTCGGCATGCCCTTAGATTCCATGATGTCAACGAGGTATTGCACGGCCCGCCGCGCTCCCAGAAGCGCGTTAAGGGCGCTGATGATGTCGGGCAGCCCGTACCACACGGAGTTCGGTGAGTGGTTACGCACCTGCACCATCTCGTTCACGATCTTTTGCTTGGGCGGAAGGCGCAGGGGCTTATCCTGGCCGAACTCCCTAAAATAACGCATGAACCCCGAGTAGATCTGAATGAAGGCACATCCAGACTGGTGCCCGGGCGGGACCCGCCGAACCGTAAAGGAAGGCACCGGAACCAGTGCCTTCACCGTGCCGCCGCTTGCCGGTTTCCCCACCGAGCGGATCACCTCAAAGTAGGCATTCCCGGTGGTCTCGTAGTCCAGCATGAGCTCGTAGATGAACTCATCCAGGCCGGACGGAAACACCTCATCGAATAGCTGCCGTAGGGCCTTGGGGGGCCTCTTGGCGCTTCCATCGCTCCGCTCGAAATGGAAACCGCCGGCGGCAATGGCCCTGGCTTTAACTACACAACACGCATGATGGGTGGGATCGGCATGGAATAGTTCCACCAGCATGGCGGGGTCGAGCCCGTTAGGATAAGGAAGGTATTCGGCCCCGGCCTGCTTGGCGGCCTCATCAAACAGCGCATCTGTCTGCGAGGTCTCACGCCGCGCCTCGCTCTCAAACTGTTTCTTGAACAGCTCGCCCTCGTCCTCCAACCAAGAGGCGGCAATCGCAAGTGAGGGCCGTATCAAAATGCCGCTTGTACCAGGCATTCTTATGCTCCTAACAAGGAAACCTCTAGGAAGTTGCTGGAAGTAGCGCCACCACCGACCTCGTTATATGCCCTCCAGGCCAACGCCAGCGCCATCACACAGTCGTCGTAATAACCTTTTGCAGCGGAGTAAGACGTAATCCCGGATGACAATTTGCGGGCGGTAAGGTGGGCAAGCTCATCGGCAATCTGTTGGTACGCAGGAGGGAAAGTAAGCGCCTGCTTTTCGATTGCCACCCGCAGGGAATCTACCAGGCGCATTTTGTTGGGGCCGTTGAATGTGTAACCCTGGATGTTCGTCAGGCCATCCTCGTGTATAAGGTCGTCCAGCAACACGTCGCCTGCCTGGGTAGCGTCAACCACCGTGTAGGGGGCCGCATATTCATGGTAGACGCTCTTGATGACTTCACGCTGGTAGCCCCAACTACCCTGGAGTCTCTCCATGCGCACGACGTGAGCAGTGTCCACCCTGATCACGATGGCCACCGTGTAGTCATGTACCTTGGCGAAGTCTATCCCCATGACGTACTCACACCCGGGCCTGTAGGGCTCTGGCTCGCCGACCTGACAGGCGGAAATAACCTCCAGGGCGAACACTGCCCCCTGCCCCTCGATGAATTCGGCGTAGATTTCCCTACGGATGTCCGCGTCGCTATATCCCTCCTCTTCAATGAGCGAGTTGATCTCTTCCTCGGTCATGTGGGGGTTGTCGTAGCTGGAGAACCTCCATGACTTAAAATCCCGCTTCTTATCTGGGTTAGGCACCTCGACAAGGCCGGTGTGGTTGCACGTCTCGCACCCAGCCCCCAGGCAGTCCGGGCACGCCTGTGAGATGGTCTCCTGCCCCCATAACCACCGCTTGTAGAAGAAATCATCATGGGTTACGTGGGCATTGGGGGTGCTAATGAGGAAAGCGGGGGCCTGGTGATCCATCAGAGCGAACCGGATAACCTGCCAGGAATAGGGGTCCACATAAGCCGCCTCGTCCACGATTACGAAACGAAGCCGGTCCCCTGCCCCGCGCAGGGAATCTTTGGACTCAGCGGACTTGAACTCCAAAACCGAGTCATTAAACAGGATGAGCTTGCGGTAGCCCCGTGCCAGGCGCTGGTCCTTGACAAACCACCCTTCCGGGTTGTCGGCCCGCTCAAAGGCCCGGTGCTTTGCCTTGTAAACCCACATGGCCTTGTTGAAGATCGCCTCCTGTTGCTGGAAGTTGGGGGACACCACCCAAATCAACGAGCCCGGGTAGCGCACCCCTATCTGGGCGGCCTTCATCAAGGCCACGTGAGACTTCCCCCACCGGCGGCCGGCAGCAATCACCTGGAAGCGGTGATTGTCTTGCAAGACCGCCTGTTGACCGGGGTGGGGATTTAGGCCGGGGAGAAGATCCCCAAGAAGGCGAAGTTTTTTCTTCACGTTACGCGATGGAAGTCAATTCCGTCGTACTCGAACCAAATGATCGAATAACCCTGTTTCTCTAGTTCGCGGGCCATTCGTTCGACTACACGGTTGTAGGCGTTATGGAGCTTCCAAACTTGGTCCCAGTACTCACTACCAGTCTTTTCCTCCATGGGCTTGATACGAAAGGCGACGTGCGCATCAGGCGGAATCCTTACGCGGTTCCGCCTCAAATGCTCGGCCAATTGGGGGCCGTAAAAGTCCTGCATAATAGAGAAAGCTATCGA